AACGGCGCAACTCTGCCAATTACACCAGATAATTCTCCGATTGTAGTTTTACCACGCTTCATTGCCACAAACATAGCGTCTGTAACTTCTTCAGATTGTTCAGCTGCAAGGTTATATGCGTTAAGAACAGAGGTTAATCCATTTGAGGCAGTTCCCATATCCGTTATACCGCCGATAGCCAATTTTGCAGAAGCATCTAAAGCGTAATTTACTTTTGCCGCATCAATGCCGGCAGAAATTAAATTATATTCTGCACTCGCCATTTCATCAGTCTTTTTCCCGAACTTCATAGCTGCAGCATTTGCTGTATCGCTTAACTGACTCACCAGCCCCATTTGATTTTTAGCAAGCAAAGTACTAACTTCGGCCATCTTATACTGCCCCAGAGCAGCATTCATCGTCGGAATTAGCATAGATCCCATGATAGTAAAACCAACAGCCATTTGAGCGGCGCCATTTTTTATACGTGTTAAGTTCTTATCAAATACAGATGTAAGGTCAGCAGTATGTTGCTTCAATTCATCAATTTTGACTTTTGCTTTTTCAATTCCACTACTGGCCATATCCTTGAATTCTAATACGAACCCCAAGCCCATAGCGGATTCCATCGCCTCCATAGTATCACCTGCTTTCCAAAGCCTTTTCTTCGGCTTCATACTGTTTTAATAAACGATCAACAAATTTTCTTCTGAGTAAGCGGGGCATCTCTGCAACATCAGTAAATGACCATGACATAGCCTTATAACAAAGTAAAAATATTTCTTCGTCAGGATCACAAAGGTCACCATATAGGTCACTTACTGGTTGAAAAAATTTTGATCAGAAGTAATAATATGCTCAAAAGTTTCGTCACATCTATCACAAGGCAGTTTTATAATTGGCTTTAATCCCCAAATCAATTCATTAGATCGTTTTCTTATATTCAGTAAATCTTTAGCAGTAAGGTTTTCTAAAGCTGACGCAGTAACATCTTTACCGTTGATCTGATCAATCAAAACTACCGTCATATCAGTTTTACCAACTTGCCCCTTATCGACAGCTTTATTTATCAATCTACGTTCACGGTGCCCGTTTGGAACACCAATAGTAGCAATTCCACCATCAACTAATGAAACATCAATAGTATCGCTTTCACCTTTGGGAATAATTTGAATACCGCCATTTTCAAGCAGTTCTGACAAATTCACTATGTAATTATTCTTTTTGCCACAGTGAGGGCATTTTACCTCAAATTCAAACTCGTCGCCATAAGATAAAATCCTCAAATGTACTAAAATATAATTACGATCGCCAGAGTGCAAATTTAAAACTTCTCGCTCACTCGGAGATTCTCCATTAAACTTTGCACAAGACATAATGACATAATCATAGTTCTTACCCTGTTTAACCAGTTTTTCATCTGTAAAAATTTTTTCGTCTTTATATTTCATCGGGCTTAACTCAACACTGATACCAGATACCGGCAGTACTAACTCCATATTTATTCCTCCTAAAAACAAAGGCGGATTTAAGGTTATTAATTCACCTTAAACCGCCTTTTGAAATTAAACTCTTTCGTAATATGTATAGCAAATAGTAAGTTTCTCCATATTTGCATCAGACGAGCCATCACCAAAGTCGTCATATTCAATCTTCTTGCACCAGGCTTCATGCAAAATAAACCTGTCAATAACATTTCCACGACGATCAAGCCGTTCAAGCTCAACCTGTTTTGTATAAGCCGAACCAAGTTCATTGTTAGGCCCATCTGCCGCCGAATTAAACCATTCGTCAGCTTCAAGATCACTACCAATACGCTGCCCTTTTTCAAGAGTAATGTCATTGTATTTTATCCGGCCTGGATACTTTTCATCAAAAATCAAACCTGCTGGCTTGAATGTACTTTCTTCAATTTCTTTAGACGGCAAATTTCCTTTTTGGAAATATGCTATCTCCATAGCCCCAAGGCGTACACGATATTGCCACCGCTGAGTTACGCCAGTGGTTCTTGGTTTATCCGCCATATTAATTCACCTTCCTTACGCCACTTCGCCAACAACATCAGCAAAAGCAGTACCAGTTTTCATAATCGTAACATCCACGATAATCCATTTTGCGGCCCGTGTCGGTTTAATCCAAATTCTTACACAGAATTCGCCACGATCAATACCTTCAGCAGTATTTATTTTCACTTCATCAACACTTTGTGCATCCTGATCACAATTCAACCTATAATCATAAAATGCACGTTTATCTTTCAATTCGTTTAGGTACGGATTCAACATTCTGTAAGTGCTGCGCCACAGTTGCGGATCGTTAGGCTCAAACAGATTAATGCGGCAAGATTTACGTAGACCTTTTTTCATTACCAACAAAAGTCGGCGGATATGGATTTCACGTAATGCAGATGCATCCTGCTGCAGAGTTTCATTTCCCCATAATACAACACCGCTATCATCGAAAGAAACTATCGGATTGATCTGATTATTGACGAGCAGACTACCTTCGCCCTCTCTAGCCGTAGCACCGCAGTTATATTCAACACCCAGGCAATTATTGATCTTGCCACGTGTAATACCTGCAGGGGCAAACCATTCCGCACCAGTATTATCGTTATATGCATATGCGCCGAGCACATCGCCTGTTGGATTGATCAGTCTTGTATCATCCGTTAAGATGTCCAGAACTTTTATATGCGGATAATACAAAGCACCATAGCTTGTGCTGAATGCAGTATTGCTTCCAGTTCCGTCAACGCCCTTACCTTTACGATAATTAACAGCCTGCTGAGGTTTGATACCTTTGGGGCACGCAGATACATACATCAAATCTCCCCGATTTTCACAATATGCATGACCAGCAATGGCTACTGCATAAGACGTAGTATCAGCAGCAGATACCTGCAAAGATGCATCGTCAATTTCATCGAACATATGAAAGCCTGTTCCAGCTGCTTCGTCGCCGATATAGTCAGAATCAGTAAGAGCGTCACCATCACTGCCACCAGTCAAAATATAAGTTCCAGTTGAAAAAATTGCTTCTTCTTCGGCTTCGATAGCTTCCACTGTCAAGTAATCAGATTTAATCGTTAAAACCTGATCTTTAGTGTAATTTTCAAAGCTTGTTACAGATTTATCATCTTCGTATACGACAATATCAAAATTATCGCTGTTATCATCATTAACAGAAACAACAACCTTCATACTATCGCCCCAAGCACCTGGAGACGGTGCTCTAAAAAGAACATCTCCGGCTTTTACCTCAGAGTATTTTGCAGTAATGCTAGACGGATCTGTCACATCACTGTGATGTACTACACGGCCAACCCATAGGCAGGCGCCTCTTGCTAAAGCACGCTGACACAACAGCGGGAAATCGCTATCTGTAAGCAATCCGCCGAAATTCTCAACAAACTTCGGCCAAGAAGAAATATAGATTGCTTTATTAACCGGGCCTCTTTCTGTTTTTCCTTCAACACAGGATAAACCTTTTTGCAAACTGTCCACATAAAACGAAATATCATTTTCGTTTACAAAGACTTTGCTAAAACCAAGTCCCATAATCATTCACTCCTTTCGATATTGATAGAATCAGCCTTTTCATCTTGAATAGCCAAGTCTATATTTAATTTTTCTTTCAATACACCTTCAACCGCAGCACGCCTAGAGAATAATGGAACAGCCTCTAATTTAATCTTAGCCTGGCTTTCACACAGCGAAGATAAATTACTGTTTCCCGTGCTTGAAAAATCATTTTCAAAACGTATACCGCAAAACACAGGATTGCCGTTCGGATCTATACCACACTTCAACTCTTTTTGATCGTTGATATAGGCACTGAGTATGGTTACTCCTTTCATCATTTCCGATGGCTTTTTTGTTGCGTATGTTAATGTAAAAATCAAATCATAATACTTCGGTCCCCAAGTCCTTTTATACCGACGATTTTGCTCATCAATATAATATTCATACACTGCCGAATCATCTAACTCAGCAACCTCTTTCCATATCGGGCCTTCAACTACAAGGCCCGGCAATTTTTCGAGTTCTGTAATAATGTCACCAGGAGAATATTTAGTATTAGTCACACAATCTCGAAGCCATAAAATAACATTTTCGACGGCCTGTGCAATCATTTTCTAAACACCTCCTTGATTGCCTTACAGTACAGTATTTTCGCTTCTTGGATAGTTTTTTTATCATTCATTATCGGAGAAATAAACGGACGGGCAGGAATACGAATATACTTTGTAGTTTTCTTTATCCTGCGACCGATTACTGCAACAAACCCTTTACGCATGGCGTCTGTAACTTCAATAGTTGCGCCCTTTTCATGTACTCGGGCAATATTAACGCCCTTTTTACTGCGATAGTTTGTGCCAATCCATACTCCACCACGAACACGTTTCCAAGTAATACTTCTAACGAGGCCGCCACTATCCATCAAAGCCTTTGTACTGCCCTTTTTCCAAGCAGTTAAAGCTCCGATCGGTTCAAACTTTTGACCGGCCGGAGCTTGACTTTTTATACCTTCTTTTATTCTTTTGACCAAAAGAAAACCGGCTTGCCCTGCGGCCTTTGTTGCAGCTTCATCAATTTTATTACCGGCATTTCGCAAAGCGTTTTCGAGTTTGTCCCAGTCGCCAATTAAACGGCTACCCAACTTCGCCACGCTCCCTTTTGAAATAAACTTTATAAAACCAATGTTTGCCGTGGTAGTGAGCCGCTGGTCTAACCTCAACAACAGTAACTTTTGTACCACCGGGGATAATCAATAAATCACCTTCAGTACCATTATGCAAATCCCAATCATCAGCCATACATAAAATATACCCCTCGGCATCTGGAGCATTACCAAGACCGGAAGCAACATAAGCGTTGTAGACTTTATAACTTACCTGACCAGCAAAAAAGACCGTTGGCATATATTTTTGCTCAACGGCCTCATCATAAACTGGATGTTTGGCTGTATTATCGTTATCCCGGCGCATAAGTCCAATGGATACCGGGTGAATAAGTTTAGGCTTCATATGATAGGATTCACCACCTTTGTGCCAATGCCGACAACCGTCGGCTTTTTCATGTAAAGCATAATGATCTCGTCGACCTCCATATCACCTGTAGGCCCTTTACTATAACTGTACTCGTCGTCCCGCATTTCGTAACTATGCCCGTCTGTAGTTTCTTTGACGATCTTTCTTTCCTGTTCCAATTCTACCAGTTCTGCAGCAGTTGGAACATAGAAACGAATCGCCATCAACACGCAGGCACGAGTTATGAGAACAGGGATAGGTTTTAAAAATACGGTGCCTGTCAGCGCCGATATTCGGACAGAAGCCTGATTAATGGCTTTTGTAATCCTATCACTCGAAACATCATCACCAACCCCCTCAGCACGAACGTCGTCCACCGTTGCATACATCAATGAATTTAACTGTTCAGCTGTTGCATCTGAGTAACGCATTAAGACACTACCGGCTCCTCAGAACTTTCCACCGTACCACTTGTAGGAGTACCAGTTGTTACAACAATCGCTTCGGCAACAGCATATTCATAGTCAGTACGTGCGGTAATAGTATATTCGATCATACGCTTACGGGGATTTTTAACAAATTCAATAGAAATATCACGCTGCACGCCATAAGCGATATTCAAAGGATTAGCCAGCATAATATCATACATAGAAAGATACGGGCGCGGATTGAGTAAATAGCCTTTGTAACGAATATCGGCGGCTTCTGTAAGAGCTTTATCACCAAGTGCGGTGTTTCTGGAAGTCAATTCTTCGATATAAGCATCTTTAAATTCAGAAGAACATACAAATTCAATATCCTTCGTTTTAAACTTTTCAGGCATTGCATCAAGCATAGCTTTCATGATTTTCATAGGAGAATCGGTGACAGCAGTTAAGTCGACTTTATTTGTCTTAGAATCAGCACGAGAAAGAGCCAACCATCCGTTATTAATTTTAATAAACTCATCACTCTTAGTATCATCACCGTTCCAGCCCAAATCCTCGGTATCATTTGCAAACTGCTTTGCAATAGCGTCTAAAATAGTCTGCTCAGCCTTTGTTTTCTCAATATTATCTTCTAAAAACGAATATGAAATATCGATAGGCAGAATAATCTCAACCGTAGACAATTTACGGCGAGCAGTAGAAATAGATGCAGAAGAAGCAGGTTCTTCACCTTCTCCGGCTTTTCTAAGCATCCGCTTACCAATATTCAACATTTCAATATATCTTTCAGGAGATGCCATTTTGTAATGTTGTACTTTTTTCAAAAATGTAGAATTTTCAACTACCGTAGTAATAAACTTATCAGACTGTTCAGGAGTAAGTTTACCACCACCAGCTAAAGTCGTGCCGCTAGTAACTCCACTTGCTTTGTTTAAAGGTTTTACCATGATTATTCACACTCCATTCATTATTTTTGTTATTAATCTAAAGAGCCAGGTACAAAGCTACCGTCAAACGGGCTTTGTTCTTTTTCGATTTTACTAATACCTGGTTCTGTATTAGCTCGCATGATACCAACAGATTTAAGCATCTGAATATCTGCCTGAATAGGTTTTACTACTTCGGCAACAGTACTTTTGATAACTTCGGCAATTTGTTCACCAGTCAAATCACCTTCGCCGGTATCATCACCAGTTCCAGTACCATCATTTTGATCAGCTTCACCAGTTCCAGTATCGCCCGCAGCACCTTTACCCGCATTATCATCATTTTCAGATTTCTTCAATGTTTCAATTTCTTCCTGAATAGGTTTTACAGCTTCAGTAACAGTACTTTTGATCAAAGCTTCTAATTCTTCTTTTTTCATGTTTAATACATCCTCCATTTCATTATTTTTTTGATTTTTTTCAGGCATTAAATTCCTGATCATCTCAAGAGCATCAACCAAAGCATTCTTGGCCGCTTCCAAAGTATTTTTTGTTTTTTCGCTAATGGTTTTACCAGCCTTTGTTACGTTAAATTCAGCAGCAGATTCAGGATCTAAACTTTCATAAGCCCAACCAGCTAAAGATAAACCATTTACGCCACCCGACTTAACAACATCCCAAAGATCATCAGACATGACTTTGATACCAACAGCCCAGGCACCGACTTCCGTAAACATCGGATCATTTTCTTTGACAATCCAGCTTTCTCGGACGAAGCAATCACGTTTATTATAATCATGTTCCCTGTCAATATACTGCGTATAACCGCAAGCCATAAAGTTTTCCATAGCTTTTTCTACAGCTGCCGGAGTATACATATCACCATCAGTATCAACTTCATTCGGCACAGCCACCAGGCCGTATACAATGCGTTTTTCAACATCTACTTTCGTCAACGGAAAATCCCATTGTTTTTCTGTCTGATCAGAAGGCTTTGCATTAGCAGACTTTAAGATGATCTTTTTTTGATTTGCAGGAGACCCAACCAAAGAAATCCATTCGACATTAAAGCCAGCTACCACACGTTTTAAGTCCATACATTTTCACCCCCTTTCAGTAAAATAGCC